AACCACAGTATTTTTCACACCGCACAGCTCAATATTTTTAACCAGTGCTTTTACCCTGTCAGCATTAATATCATTTGCAACCAGTAAACCCTGACCTTTCATCTGTGCAGCCATCTGAACAGTTTTCCCGCCCGGTGCGGCGCAGAGATCCAGCACCCTGTCTCCGGTCTTAACACCTATTACAGCACCGGGCAGCATTGCGCTCGGCTCCTGAATATAATATAACCCGGCATAATAATACGGATGTCTTCCCGGATTATCTCCTTCCTGGTAATAGAATCCATCGGAAGTCCATGGAACAGGACTAAGATGAAAAGGAGATATCCTTAAAAAATCTTCGACAGATATTTTTAATGTATTAACCCTAAGTCCAAAAAATCTTGGCTTTTTATATGATTCAAGGTAGCTGTTGAATTCCTCTCCCATCAGCTCCTGCATTTTATTTACAAATTCTTCCGGTAATCTCATAATAACTCCTATAACAAAAAATAATAACTACGTCCCCATATGATAAACATAAGTGCACCAAAGTTAAGTTTCACTATTTTTTATCTTAACTCTAGTCTTTTTACACAGGAGTTATTATAACACAAATCATGGAATTTTAAATTAGCCGGCCAAGGAATTTTCAACTTCTGACCTTTAACTTAAAAAATATAAAAACTCAGTCCTTGACAGCCTATATAACCCATGCTATAATAGCTTTTGTCATTGTGAAATGGCCCATTGGTCAAGTGGCCTAAGACACCGCCCTCTCACGGCGGCTACAGGGGTTCGAATCCCCTATGGGTCACCAAATGGTATCACTGGATTTTCAACATCCGCTGATACCATTTATTTTATAAGTTATCAAAATTGATAAAGGTGTATATCGTTACTGAGTGGTAACATATACACCTTTGATTTATCCTATGTATGTCAATTGGGATGTCAACATAAATCTGATACTTTTATTTTTAATGCTTTAGCTATATTTAACGCCTGGGTTAATTTAATTTTTGAAAACGGAACGAAAAGCAAGTATGCCATTTTTAAAATATTGATATTAGATTTTTTAGATAGGTCCTTTAAGTTATATTCTCTTTCTACCATGTATTTTTTTATAGCCGACGTCCAATTCTCTTTGTAATTCATTTACATTTCCTCCGTCAATTATTATTACCACACGTTTTCCTTGTCAGAAATCGAACATATGTTCGATAGAATAAGTATAACGCAATATCCTAGATTTTACAACTAAAATTTGAATTGGCACTCAGATGTGTTAAACAAGATGTGTCTGGTAAGAAGGAGTAAATATTGGTGGCATTTGGCAATCCTCCTTTTCTTTTATTATCGGTTGTTTAAATAAATACGTTTAATCCTTTTCAACGTTTTCCGCAAAAGTTCAACAAATATCAGTATTATTTATCATTTTACGATAAAATAATAGAAATATTTGGTTAAGAGGCGGTAATATGGTAAGAGTGCATTTAGCTGAACTGCTAGGCAGAAAGAAATGGAGCAGAAACGATTTATCTAAGGCAACCGGAATAAGATATAACACTGTCAATGATCTCTACCACGAGATAGCATTAGGTATTAAATTCGAACATATAAAACTTATCTGTGATGCGTTAGAATGTACGTCTGCGGAATTAATTGAATATATACCAGACAAAAAATAAACTCCCATAAATTAATCTAGGAGTTTATTCCGTACTATTATTTGAAATAACAATCATCAACCGTTACGTTAATTGACTTACCATCTATCTTCCCTATAACTTTAACGGTATCGCCCTTATTCAAGTTTGCAATTTTGGTAATTTCTCTTTTCCGAGTGAAAAAGCATTGTACATTTGTAATTGAATAATCCTTGCCACTTGATAAGACTATGTATGTTGACCCGAATGATTCGCCTATATCGTTTATCTTACCAGTTATTTCGACCAGTTTATCTTTATATAACTGGTTTCCTTTAATTTCATTATCGTCAAAAACTTTAGCTAGCTCTTCGGCGCTAACGGCTATTGCCTTTTTTGTAGTTGATGCTTCTTATACGGTTGATGTCGATATCTCTATTGTAGTTTTAGATACACTTGCTGATTCTAATTTTGAATCCTTATCAGTGATTTGGAAAAATGAGATGCATACCGTTACTATAATAATCATTTCAACAATAATACCGGAAACAATCGCTAACCAAAACCACCATTTTTTAACAAGAGGTTTTTTATCTTTATACATCAAACTTCTCCTTTAAATCTTTTAATTTATAAATTACCATCCATTACATAATATCACAATAAATAAATTAAAACAGTCCCACGATTGCTAAATGCCAAAAATTTGTATAAAATATAGATATCCCAAAATAAATGTGCTCCAGATGCGACTTGGCTGGAGAATAAAATTAGCCCCCACTTATTGTGAGGGCTGTTTTATTATAATTATGCTAACAATGCTTTATCTTTACTATATTTATTGTAAACTATTTTAGATACAGAAATATCCATTTGTAGTTTATCGTTTATAGCCATTAAATCCGTTGTATTATCTAATATCTCTTGCCTCTTTACAAGCATATCCGGTGTCATGCTATCTTTTTTAACCATTTTATCATATCCGTATAAACTGCTTACGGCTTTGTTAGCTATTGTATTAGCTTTTATAAAGTCGACTCTTGCGGGTGATTTAAGGCTGTCATTTAGCCTTGACATGGCTTCTTTTTGGTGTTCTTTGTCTAACATGCGGAATATCTGGAATCCTTCGAGGGCAGTTGCTTGTCTGAGGGCTTTTATTATACCAAAAGTCCATTTTTGGAAGTCCTTTGCTTCTTTCTTGCGACTTTGAAATATTGATTGGTAGATGCCAAATTCATTAACAATTACTACTTCTCCCTGACGGCCTAAGTTGAACTTAGACCGTTCTTCTTCATCAATCCTACTTGCTACAACTGTGGGGTTGCTTAAAGTAAGAGCATTACACACATCTTTTAATACCGCCCACCACTCGCCGTTATGTAATACAAATCTTATTTCATGCCCGTTCCAGTTCTCTATTTTTATGTTATTCATATTGTTATCTCCTCTCAAAATAAAAAGCCCTGATATTTTAATCAGAGCTTTGCTTATAAAATTGAGAGGTTAGAGGGGTTATCATCACGACAAGCCATAACCTCTATTTGTAAAACCACTTAAATTAGAAACTATCTTTTGTTGTGGGATCGTTTAAAACTCCAAATATAACAAATAACTGGATAATCCCCGCTGCAATATTACCGGCTGTTCCTGCATCAATTCCCATCTTTACAAATGCACCGGTTAATTGTAGCAATGCGATAATCTGTCCGACTGCAGCTGCCCACATTACCTTGCTTTTAAATCTGTTCTGTTTCATTCTACTTTCCTCCTTTTAAAATTTTATTTATTATTTCTAACATTTCTTTTGCTTTTGCTATAGTTTTAGATCCTACTATTCCATCAGCCGTTAAACCCGTCATGGCTTGAAATTCTTTTACATTCATCAATTTATCTTTCTCCTTTAAAACTCCGTCTCTAATAGTTTCCTTCTGAGTCTGTGTAATGCCGTCAAGTTCAATTAATTGCACATGCCATGGTTCTTTAGGCAATATAGGTTTGTATAGTCCATAAGGCTTTAGTTGGGCATTTGTTAAAGATTTAAACCATAGACTATCAATATCCATCGCTATACAAAAACAATGATTCGACTTGCCATATGCACCAGCAATACAAGTTCCGTCTTTATCGTATACAGCTCCATACATAGAATTTTTAGGGTCCGTCACTTGTCTATTACTTTTAGATTGATTTAAAACGGATAAATTTGTTGCCTTTTGACACTCGGGGCTTCTATATCCCGATACACAATTTGCGTTTTGCTTTTTATCCTCACACAGCTTATTTACTGCAGTTAATAGCTTCGAATATATATAAGCCTGTTCCTGGTATTTAAAAATAACTTTATACATCTTTACCTATCGCCTCCCTCACTTCGTCTATCCTATGGTGAGCCTGTTTTGCCGATTCCTCAACCCTCGCTAACCGATCAGCATGGTTATTGACCGTCTGATTTAGACATCTCAATTCAAGTAGTGTATTATCACTGCTTCTTTTTATGTAGTCAATATCAGCTTTTAACTGTCCGGATTCCACCCCGTTTTGCTTTGTTTCTCCTTTAATTCTTGCTTGCATTGCTATATAACCAAATACTACTCCGGCCAGAGCTGCAACACATGTTACTAAAATGTTTAAATCCATTTATTTAGTCCCTCCTTAGATGTTTTTTGCAAACAAAAAAAGACTACCCGGTTTGGGTAATCTCTTTTATTTAAATATGTTTTTTAAATTCTGCCGGTAAGATTTCTGTAAACAGCATCTGCTATTTGATAATAGCCCTCAAGTGCAGGATGTACGCCATTTGTGCCTCGTCTTTCTGTAGTGGCGTTTCTAGTGTTTACCGATAAATCAGCGGATTGCATATTATACTCAGAATCAAATTGTCCTGCTAGATTTATGAACTCAATATCTGTATATTCTGCTGATACTTCTTTAATCCACCTATTCATTTCAAATACAAATTTAAGAGTATCTTTATAATTCCAACTTGCTCCATAATTTGCACCTAGCCCGTCGGGGTCTGGCACTTGTAATCCAACTAACCCTATTTTTGTTGTCGGGAAACTTGCTCTTAGTTTGTCGATGAAACTTCTCATGCTTGCCTTGTATGCCGATTCTGTAGAACCTGTATTATTCCAACCAAGTAATATATAGCAGTAGTCTATACTGGACACTCCTATCTCGGTAGCATAATTATTAAAGTCAACAGCATTTGTTGTTTCATTCCAAAAAGGACTATTCATTTCGGCTATGGTTGATGTGTAAGTAATATTCCCTGTGTGCGTACCTCCCGATATCCATGTTAATGTACCGCTGCTAGGCAATGTGCCGCTTGCAGATATCCTTACAAGTTTTATTTTACCTGATTGAATAGTTTCAAGTGACCACTGAACAGAATTAGAATCCTTATAAATTGCTTTTTGATCTGTAGTGTCCTTATCGTGGCTGCCTACAGCCCAAACTACAGAACCGGTATTTATGTTAGAAAGATAATAGTCATAAGTCCAACCGCCGTAACCTTCGTATTTATTAGGTGCCGTTCCTTGCGTGCCTATAAATTTCATGTTAGACAATCCATCTTGCGTAACTATTCTGTTATGTAATTCTGTTACCCATTGTCCACCAGAGGTCAGGCTATCCCCAACACACAAGATATTTTTAGTACTAGTTGGATTAGAGGCTTTTGCTTTTACGACAAGATTAACAGTTTTTGTATCTAGCAGAACATCATCATCGTTATATACAGATATGTTTAAGGTTTGTGTCCCCACATCACCAACAACTGGTTTATATACATATTTTCTTTTATATGCGCTGCCCTTTGAGGACAATACTTTTATGTTATAATTGTATGGGTTATTTGCTAAAATAATCCCTCTATAAAAAAGTTCGAATGTATCGCCAACAACTAGATCATATTTGTCTGGCAAACTTAATTTAACCTTATTAGTTCCTATACTTAAGTCTGTAATATCACTTACAGTATGTGTGTGTGGTTTTAATACCGCCTGATAACCGGTAAATACTTTCATGTCACCGTTATAACCAGTGCTAGATGGTTGCCAAGACGTTGAATAGTAATAAATTGTTCCCGTATATCCTGCATCAGTTTGTGCATTAGCGGGCATTATACCAAAAGTACTAAGATCGGTTGTAAAAGCAATATAAAAAGTATCTGTTAGTATAGATAATGGTATATTAACATTAAATACTATTTTGCCTTGTCCAGAAGTGCCCGAAATTGCAGTAGTTCTATAAAGTTCGGTAGCCATTCCACTATTATATACAACTAAATTAATTGTAGAGTTTGCAGTGGTTGTAGCATAAACCTCAATTCTTGTAATAGTATCAGAAAAGTTGGCTTTTGAAAATTGATTAGCCCAACCTTTAAAAGTTGCCGAATAATTCCTAAAGCTTGTAAAATCACCAGTGCTTTTAGCTAATGAACCAAAGCTAAGCGGAGTAGCCAATCCATTTACCAATCCGTTTACTGTATTCGAAGTATCAGAGCCTAAAAAATCTCCCCCTGCCGTCCACGCTGTGCCGTTCCAGTAATACCATTTCTTATCAGCATTAACCACATAAATATTTGTATTTCCACCAGGGTATGCAGTGGTTAATGCTGATACTGTCGCGTAAACGCCTTTAGGCGATCCGCTTGCAAGGCTCGATGTTTTATTGTCTACGTATGTAATACTTGCTTTACTTGCTAAATCCGTCGCTACATTGCCATTAGCGGTTATTACATTTTCTGCCTTAGTTTTTGGGTAAAGATTATCCCAATTGGTATTATTACTATTTCTTTGCGACATTTGTATATTATAATCTGACATTGCGTTTCCTCCTTGTAATAATAATACAAGGGATAACATAATTGTTAAAATAGCTATTTTTCTCATTTTTTAACACCTCATGTAAATTATAGCCGTTTTATTACTGTTTAACAATATTATCCCTGTAAATTTATCCTATTTTAAAAAATATATGGTTGGCATAAGTCACTGTAGGGTACTCACTACCAGATGTAATAATTTTATTTGCAACTGTTCCTAATTCTGTATTAACTTCTGAAATGGTATTGTTTAAATCAGCTTGTGACGCATAATACTCAGGTAATTGTCCGCCCAATTTATCACTGTCATTTACAACACCATCTGCGTTAGAATCATAATCAGCCTTTGTCATATCCCCGGCACCGTTACCATCTACTCCCTTTGGAATTGCAAAATCGAATATGGGGGTTTCATCTGTGCTACCCGCTTGCCTTGTGACAGTAGCCGAACTTCCGGCCGATAAAGTTGTAACGGTGCCTACCGTTATGTTAGGTACTGCGCCGGTATCGCCCTTGTCACCTTTCTGACCGACTAAAGCCCAAAAGCTGTTATATGTAGTTGGGTACTCTGGTGGTGCATTGCCCACAGATTCGTCCACGATTAACATAAATGATGAGCCACCATAGCTAGTGATGTTGTTTCTGTGGTAAGTCATAGCTGTGTTGTAAGCCCCGTAGTGCTTGGTATTTTCATATCTTAATACCCTTTGCGCTTCTGCTACTTCTCGCTGCGTTTCTGCTTGTTCTCTGCCCGCCTCCGAACTTAAAATGCCTGAAACATCTGTCTCAACCATCTGGAATCCTGCATTTATTTTTGTATAATCTTCGGATATCCTATTTTGCCCATATAGATTGCAGTACTTGTTAAATGTAGACATATTAGTCCTCCTTTTCCTCTTGCGAATCTATTTCGATTATGATTTTGTCAATATCGTCTATTGCCGCCGAACAGGCTTTATATTGTATCTGCAAAGCTGATATCTGGTTTGTTAGTTGAGCCTGTTTCTGTATGTACTGTGCTTTTTGGTTTTGTAGTTCTTCTTTACTCAAGATACTTTCAACTGTTTCGGTTATAGTTGCCATACCGTCTTTTATTTCATAATTTTTATTTAAAATTGTTTGTTTTGCCATATTTCCTCCTATGTTACGTAAACTAAATTGTAATTGCTCTGGCTTAGAATACCTAAAATACCGTTTATCTTTGTGATAACTTCTGCCAATGTAGCCGTACCTGATAAATAAGAGGCTGTTTTCTGCGCGATTGGAGTAGCCCCAAAAAAACCAATTGAATCGTAAAACTTAGTCGCTCCTCTAACTTTTATTAAATATGCTCCCGCTGCACTATCATAATTGTAAATTTGAATGCTGTGCGTTAGACCGCCTATTAAATTAACTCCGGCTGTGCCTCCTATGTTTGCTGATTGAAAAGAAAATAAGTTTAAATTTCCCCCTGGCTCCATGTATACCTTTGCTTCATTTCCGTTACTATTATAAAAAGATACAGAAGTTTCAAACCCTGTTACTACACCCTTAAATGTCCACTTTGCATTTAAAGCTACAGGAAATGTGATAACAAAATCTGCAACTGTACCATTTTCAAATGCCGCGTACATTTCTGCCTGTCCATTTCCCGTTGTATTGTCAAAAAATCCACTTAAGGATACTTCTCCCGCATCCTTAAATCCTCCGATAAATTCGCGATATCCACCATCCGAATCCAATGTTGTAACATCTATAGTGTCGGCCGATAATTGTACGCCTCCAATTTCAGTTAAACCTCCAATCAGCACAGGAGTAGTGCCAATACTAATGGTCGTTCCTAATGCTCTAACTGCCATTATTTAATCCCCTCTCTTTCTTAATAATAAATAGTAAAATCAATAATTCCTCTATTAACTTGCAACTCCGATTCCCAAGTTTCTGTTATGTTATTAATATTTAAGTCCTCAATATATATTCCCGCCTCTCCAATAGAAGTCTTAGGAATAGATAATAAAAAAGCCTCAACCTTTTTGGTTAAAGCTTTCATGTCCGAATATTTCGTTGCCATTATCGAAAACATATAACTTAAATCTTCTTTCCCGGTATATCCCTGGAGAGTTTTTAGACCTTTTGTGTTTATCCTAGAATAAACTAAATAAGGCTTTACTGCTGTTTCCGGAGCGTTTGTGGGGTATATATTGCCGACTAGTTCTGGGATTCTACTTTCAAGTTCATATGTTAATGCTTCTTCCATTACTTCAACCCCGCTTTCGCTATTTCTTCATCTATTTTTTGCTTCATGGTATCAACCATAACTTTTGCAGACCGTTGAGCATTTTGAGTTAGACTGTCATGTATAAACCGATAACCAGGTATATACCGACCATTTCTAGCAAAAAATCCATACTCTTGAGATATAGGATAATACCCAGTAACTTTGCCTGCGGCATTTTTCTTTTGAAATACTTCGTTCATGCTCCTATCAAAGACTATTCGGTATACTTTTTTACCCTTCGTACCCGATTTTTCAGCTTTTAATACAATACCTTTTTTAAGTTGCCCTGTGTCCAATGGGGCATTAGCTTTCGAATCTTTCAAGACAACATTCATTCCTTTTTTAGATGCGGAATTAACATGTTTTTGAGGTGCTTTGCCGAGTTTTTCTAAGTTGCTTAATAATTTATCCATTCCCTCAATTTTAAATGTAGATTTAGCCATTTAACTCACCTTCCTGCAATAGCAGAGCAGCTCTCTGTGAAACTCTTCAACGTCAATAGGTACTCCAATTATTTCATAAACTTCACTTCCGTTTTGTATTCTCATGTCCTTCGTCACACCAGAAACATAAATACAGTTAAATTTAACTTCAATTTTTGTGTCAGACGTTTGTGCTGCATAAAAGTCTGTTCCCATCAAATCAAACTTTTTAGCCCATGCCTTTTTAAATTCATCATAATTTTTGGTTAGTTCTCCGTATGTATCTCTCTCTGGATTACCGTTTGCATCTAACCTTATTTTTAAAAAAGTGATTCTTTTGTTGAATTCCCCGGGATTAAATACTTTTCCCACCTAATCACCCCTTATAAAAAATTAATACAATGCATTCCAAGGATAGTGTCTACAACATTATTAAGATTATTTTTATCCACGTACATGCTGCGGTTGTAGTACACCACTACCACAAAATCATTATGTGTATCTATGGCTGTATCATCTAACCCTGTGTAGCCACTAATAAATGCTTTTGATACATCTATCAGTGTTTGGATATCCTCTGGTTTATACTCACCATCTTCAAGTTTTAGATACTCTGCAACATTATTTACTATTATTTCGCTTACTTTCATTGGCTTTCACCGCCTTTTGGGGCTTTTCTTCCTTCACTTCTTCGATGTATTCGGCTCTTAAAAGGTCTTGGAGCACAGCTTTATCGTTGCACTCCTTAACCTCACCTTTATACATAGTAAAAGCTCCAGTAAAACTTGTTTTTGCTCTTACTAACACTTAATCACATCCTTAAGAAGCTTTCATTACAAGCTTAGCTATTTTTTGAGCATCCTCTACCTTTGAGTCTATTTCTACAAAGGCAAGTACTCCAATAGCATGCTCATCAGCATATTTTTCCCTTAGTACCTGGATATTAACATCCTCGGATACTTTTACAGCTAAACCAGACATATCTCCGTAGTAAATCACTGTACTCCCAGCGGTCATATTGTCCATATTGTCAGATACAAATACCGGTTTGCCAAGTAATGTAGTCCCAAAAGGTGATGTAATATCATCTTGTAATAAGTATCTGTTATTTGCATCTTTCAATAGCCTTAGAGCTGTTCTTGTACCGCTGGACATTATCCACATGCAGTTGTTTTGGAATACATCTTTTACTTTGTCTTTAAGTTGTATTAATTCATCACCTGTGATAGCTGTAGCGCTTGCAGCTGTAACGGATAAAGTAACACCTTTAAGGCCATCGACCTTATTAGTTGTTCCTTTCAATAATTCTTTCTCTATCCATTTTGCTATAGAATCAGCCATTGCATTTATTACAAAGCTGACAATATCAAAGTTAGAGTTGTTGACCAGTGATATAGATACCTTTGTCAAGGCTCTTGCCAAATACCCCTTTAGCTCAATATTTGTAAATTTGCCGCTTGTGGATTCGGCAGTGGTAAATTCATCAGCATAAGTCGTTGTAATGGCTTGTGTACTTTCATCGTAATACGGAATGGTTAATGTTCCACCAACATTATACCTAGTTGCTCTTTGGTATATAGGACATATATCAACTACTTTTTTTATAATCTTATTTGCGATAGAAGTCGGAATAACCGCTCCGTTATCAGTTTTGGTTAAGCTTACATCTGCTCTTTCTTCCGAAACGACTCCGCGTATAAAATTCGCAAACGCTCTTTCCTCAACTTCCGCTCTCTCTTCAACATCAGTCTTTTTCTTTTCATTTTCACCAGTTTTAATGTCAAAACTTCTTACTTTTTCAAGTCTTGTGATAGTTTCATCAAGTGTTCTAATTTCAGTTTCCAACTTATCAAAATCAGTTTTCTCCTGTTCTGTCATTTCTGCTCTGTTTTCTGTTTCCATTTTGGACATGATCTTGCTCATTTCCTCGATTTTATCGTTCTTTTCCTCAATTAATTTCTTTAAACTCATGTGTTTACCCCTTTCTAGGCATAAAAATAAGTCGGTTATTTACCGACTTTAAGCTTGTTTATTCTTTGTTTGTACTGTGATAAATCAACTTTTTTATCTTTTTCAGACAAATCAACGGTATTTACTTCGCCATCTGCTGCTCTTACTTCCATTTCTTCGTCTTCTTCACCTAAGTTAAATTCCCTGGTATCATCCAGTTGCCTTTTATATGTTTCAAGATCCTTAACACACTCTGCCGCTTGCTGCTGAAATGTATCTTCGTTATACTCAACCACAAAGCTAAATCTGCTGTGGTAATACTGTGATGTTATTACTAAAATATCCATAGTTATTCAGCCTCCTTTGGGGCAGTTAAGCCCTGGTTATTTGGTTTGCTAATTAGAAAGGTAGCTCATCGTCCTCATCCGGCATCGGATAGAACCCGTCACCGTTTGTTGGGAATCCGCTGTCATTCGCATCGCTTCTAGGCTGTTCAGAACTGCTTCGTTTACTGTCAGCGAAATATGTTTCATCCGCAACCACCTCGGTAACATAGTGACGCTTTCCATCGTTATCGTCCCAAGTTCTAGTTTGGAGTCTTCCGACTACTGCAACCTGCTGCCCTTTGGTAAAATACTTAGCTGCGAACTCAGCTGTTTTACTCCATGCAACAACATTTATAAAATCAGCCTGAGGTTGACCTTCTTTAGCAGCACGTCTGTTTACGGCAAGTGTAAAACTTGCAACTGCAGTATTGTTTCCGCTGGTATATCTTAAATCCGGTTCTTTAGTTAACCGACCCATTAAAATTACTTTGTTCATAATATCCTCACATTCCTTGGCGCTCTGCGCTCATTTCGTTTTCAATTATTTTCAATTCCGTTTTTAACTGTAGTATTTTTTCATAGCATGATTCGTAATCAGACTTGCGAACATCTCGTGTAAACCGCAGTTTAGCTACATTATCATCGCCTTTGGCAAGGTCTGCGCAAGCTGTCCATGCCACTTTATCTTCAATGTGTAATCTAAATATTTCTTTGCGATATGCTATTCGATATTGCATTTCGGCTTCTGCAAGATTACGACCGTTGTTTTTGTAAAAAATAAGACATTCGTTCAATTGCTTTCTTGTCGCACTCATGGCTTGCATTAGGTCTTGTCCACTGCTCATAGGTAACTCCTTCCGAAAATTTTCATAAATTCTTCATGACTGTAAGCCTTTTCAAATTCTCTTTGTGCCATTTGCTTTAAATCCAGGTCAAACTTTTTGTCAAAATGTACTCCGTAGTCGCTCATGTTGTGCCATTCTGGGCGGAGCCATACATATAAACCGTATAACTCCGACCATTTACGATTAGCGCCAAAAAATATATGATGCTTGTGTAACCCTTCTGTTTGACCTGTGATGTAGCACTCTTTATTTTGTTGGAGAACTATTTTCATTCGATAATGCCTTTATTAGTTACCTTGTATGAAATATTATTTTCGGACATAAACTGCTTGAAATTATCCAGCTGTGAAGGTTTTATTGTGATTCTCATATCAACAAACCATACTGTTTCAGTTGCTGAACTTTCTACAATTTGTGGTGCTTCTTCTATTTCTTCCTTGGTCAGTGTCTGCGCGGTATCGGCTTTCCATAAATAAGTTTCAGTTAGTGGTTCAACAACTGGTTCGGGTTCGACTGGCTTTGGATTCTCAGCTTCGTATATTCGCTCTGCATTGGAGTTAATAGCTTGTATGACGTCTTTTGTGCTCATGCCATTACCGATGTACCTCTGGAATTCTGTTATGCTTAATTGACGTTTTATGCGCTTATTAGCAGTATCGATCGCATCTTGGATTAGTTCTAACATTTCACACTCTCTATTTTGCTCTCCAACCAATATGAAAGCCCTTTGCTCGATATCTTCTTTAACCTCTGTTGCCTTTGCGGTAAGATTTGTATACTTATCCAACACGGTTAATTGACTTGCATATTTTTCGTTTATACCGTGCTTTGCAATAGTTTCAGCAATTATTGTCAATGCCGCTTGCCTTTTTTCTTCTCTCTTTTTATCATCAAAAACCTTAATCCCGTCTTTTAATGGCTGCTCTGCTGATTCAATTAAAGAAATTAATTCTTTACACTTTGCCTCAAATGATGTAATCGGTTCTGACATGGTTTTTTTAATGTCCTTACGGTATGTGTCGACCTTGCCTTTTAGCCCCGCTAAAGCCTTTTGATTAGCTTTACATAAACTTAACGAATCTTCTGTCACTACAAGGCTTTTGTACTGTTGCAATTGCTCAGACAAATCCTTCTTTACTTCCTCGAAATTTATATCAATTACTGGTAGAGTTTTATTTAATATTGTTAATTCTTTCATATTTGTTCCCCTTATATATCAAGTGTTTGGGTTGTAGTTGCCATAGTATCTTTTTTCTTTTTTAAAGCAGACATAAGTTTAGGGTACGTTGCATTGGTAATGTAATAAAGTTCCTTGTTGATAATGGATTCAAGTGCCCTAGATGGTAGCGTTAGTTCATTGTCAAAAAAAGAGTAGCAGCAAGTACAATGAACAAAATCATAATTTTTATGTATTTCTTCTGGTGAACCATAGAACCTAATAACTAACTGAATTTTATCCGAGAGTGAAATTGCGTTTGTTGAGAAAAAAACAGGTCTGTATTTTGGTTTATCCTCATTGATGGTTGGAGATTCAACATAAGGTTCTGTTTCATCAGATATACCGCTTGTTTCTGCATCTTCCGAATCAGTTTCTATACCTTTACTACTTATAAAACACTGAATTCTGTCGCCCTCGTCTTCAATCTCGATATTGCTTTCGTGAGTTTCATTAAACTTTTTTGCATAATATTTAGCAACCTTTTGACAAGCTTCTTTAGTTCTGAAATATATATCATAATCGTGAACTTCGTCGCTATTTAACATCGAAACAATACTACCGCCAGTGATAATTATATTTTCTCTTAAAACTTTAACCATTTCTACATCGTCAACATATTTCAGCCAATCTTCAATTTTAGCATTTAATGCTTTCTTTATATTTTTACCTATCACTTTACATTACCGTCCTTCCGTGTTATATTCTATTTAGGAAATTTTGTTTAGCGCCTTTTATAGGTGCTTTATTTTTATCTAATTAAGACTTGTTCTTTTGGATCTATGTACCCCACTGTGCAAATATCCTCAGATGTAGAGTTAGCCCAACCTTTACCCTCTGGAAACACAACAATATTAATTCGTTTTTTGTATTTCACAGATATTTCTTCTGCAAGTTGTAACAGAGTAGCACATTCGTTTTTAAAATCATCGTCCATATTTATTCTCCTTTCTGATTTGATTTAGATTTATGTAAACATTTAATTTCTGTGTAATATAAATAGCAGGCATTCCAACCAAGAACGAAAATTAGGGCAAATAAAATTAATAAGTTTACGATAATTTGCGTGTTACTTGCCATTTCTAAGTTCCTCCAAGCACTTTGTACAAACATTCTTGCCCTTATAAGTTTGTATGTCTTTTGCTTCTCCACAGAACGTACATGCACGCTCATATTTCTTCAAAATTATTGTTGAATCATCAACATAGATTTCCAAAGCGTCTTTTTCTACGATGTCAAAAGTTCTGCGTAGTTCGATTGGTAGAACAACCCTTCCTAACTCATCAACCTTCCTTACAATTCCTGTAGATTTCATAATAAAAACCTCCTAAAATTATTTTTTATTTTCATATGACTTTTTAATGGTCCTGAGTTTCCATGCGACTGTGCCATTATATTTGATAAAATCAATATCAGTTTTCTGCCGGAACTTAGCTAAATCCCTGGTTGCTTGCCGTACAAACTGACTTTTCCCCATTTTCAATACGCCCCCAACTCCTTTCTAAGTATTTGTAGCACCGGCATTTTCTATATCTGCCGTTGCAGACCTTGGATAATTGTTTCTTGAGGTTTTTACCCTTGTATCTACCGACTTGTAAACCTCGTTTGCAACTTATGTATAGGTTTCCGTCTCTCACGTAATATGGACAATTCGGCATCTATCTCACCCCACAATCTTAACTGGATTACCCTCGATTTCAGCTAGTCTTGCTTCGGCTTCGGATATGGTATAGTGTTTTGGTTCGGGACGTTGCCAGAGGAGTTTACCTAATTCGTTTCTGTTAAGAAAATCAGATTCATGAGGACAGTCATAAATTTTAACAATATCGGCATGAGAATAATTTTTGTCTACCATTTTTAAATCGTTGTTATAATACTCTAGCCGTTCCCATCCGCTTCCAATATTTGCAAGGAAATCATCAAATTTAGAATTTTTAATAACGATATAGATACCACCGATTCTAGTCTCTACCCTCATGCCTGTTTTTAAATCTGCCTTAGTAAATTGTTGTGGCTCAGTGACGAGTTCTATTTTTATATTTCCGTTGCGGTGGTTAAAATCTTCTATGCCATTATAAAAAGCTGATTCGCTACCACATTTCCAAGTTATTCGCCCGTTTTTAAATTCAAATACATCGCCAACTTCACCTAAATCTTTTAATGCTGAATGAAGTTCTTTTATTCTAACCTTACAATCTTTCATAACTGCTTGTCCTCCTTCCACATTTAAATGTTGGCTTTGCGCTGTCTCTGTTGCTCATTGGTTTGCTCCTTTCATTAATTTACTTTTCTGATAGATGCCCTTTTCATGGGAGTAACAATATATTCAACTGTTACCTCACGGCTGTATTTAATTTTACTGCCACAATAAGGGCACTCCATTTCGCCATCATCGTCTAACTCAAAGGCATCCAGATAAACCTTATTGCAATATGGACATGTAAAATCAATTTCTTGCGTTCCATCTTCGTCCACAACATCAACAAAACTTATCTCATGTACTCCAAACATACCTTCTTTTAGGCATATCATACCAACGTGATATATCTTGCCATTAGCTTTATAGTTTGCACTTAACACAGGCTTTCGACTAAGTTCAAAAAGCACAGAGCCGTTTTTAATAATATCCTTATAATTTACTGGCCTTACATCGAGGGTAAATGCTCTCCATTTCATATAGGCTTGTCCTCCTTTCTGTAAATTTGTGGTATAATCTCCTTTGAAGGGAGGTGATATTATTGAGTGATTTTAAAGATCTATTAACACCTGTAAGATTTAACTTTGTTTGTTTTAAATGTAATCAAGAGTTTAATCTAAATTTTCAATATACAGTTGGAAAAGAACAGGTTATATGTCCTAACTGTGGTCAAGTATTTGAACAAAATTTACTAGAGAAACTAAAAGCTTGTGTCAAAGAACTTGATGAAGTACTGGACGAATTGCACGATCATAATGCTTTTAAAACAGGTTGGGCAATCAGGATTAATTGGAATAATTATGAACCTGAAAGGCCTCACGAATATAGTCATTTAACTGTTAAAACAGAAAGACAAGGTTTTATCAAAAGTAATCAGCCTGATGAAGAAGAAGTTGAAGTCGATTTTTAAACCTTGTTATTTTGCTTTATGCACTGGATTGCCTGGGTTAATCTTTCTAAAACGCTTTCAGCTTCTTCAACGGTTAACCCTTCTTTTCTAAACAGATCTATTGTTTTATTAACAACTGCAATTACTTCGTCTTCCATTGTTTCGTTCTCCTCTCTACGCTGACTTAGTTGTTATCTTCGGTAACCATGCTTTTATATAAGTCAATGCGCTTTGATAATCAATCTTGCGAATATCTCTATAGCTTGGTACTCCTAGCCGGTCTTTTAAATCTCTGTGCAATTGTTGAAAATATGATCCTTTAAAGTTCTTATAATCCTTTGTATCTTTACCGCCTAGTAGCTCAATGACTCTGCTTGCTACGGTTCTTTGAATCTCAGTTGCTTGGTTATATGTTACGGTTATCTGGTTGTCCACTTTTTCATCAAGCTCAGCAACATGTGTTTCTAATAGCTGTACTTTTTTATCAGTGATGAAAATCGCTTGAAGTTCTTTAGATAAATTTAGTAACGGATTGGTTTTATACTTTTCCTCGATGGTTATTAAGTATCTGCGGTATTCTTTGCCTTTGCTGTTTTTCTCTAGCATTGCCATTTCTTTTGCAATATTTAGTTTTAGTATGTAGTCAATCGTTGGTCTGCCACCAGAAGGTTTTTCACAATTTTGTGAAATACTTATGTAGTCCTCATTTTCCACTGCATCTACTTCAATAAGCCTTTGCTTTACCCAGTCAGCATATTGCCTTTTGTTTTCTAAACCTTCGTGTAGTTCTCTCCCGTTAACTACCTTTTCGCCTTTTTCTGTTTCATAAACTTTTATTAAACCACTTTCGATTAGTTTTAGTTCGTTCATGTTATGCTCCTTTCTCTGTATTATTTTGTTCCGTGTTACCGTTTGGTATCATTCGAGTAAAAAAAAGTTCATTAACTGAAAGATTAAAAGCTTTCGCGATGGTAACAGCTTCTGTCAAAGACCAACCGGAATTTTCTCTCAATCTCCTTTGCAAGGTAACTAAAGTAATCCCGGTCTTTTTACATAGAACAGCTTGTGTCCACTGTTTGAATCCTAATACTAATTTTATGTTGTCACTTGCGTATTTAAAGCTGTTTTCCGACATATTATTTCTCCTTTCTGCTATCGTTTGTTACATCTTGGTATCAGTATAATACTAATTATATGGGTAGTCAATATTAATTCTAAAAGTTTTTATATCAATTTTGAATAAAAGTATTGCAAATTGGTAACAATTTGAATATACTAGTAGAATAACAGCACTGTGGAGGATTAGGAAATGAAACAGGTATCACTAGAAATTTTTGCAAGAAGATTAAAAAGGCTAAGAGAACAACATAATTTAAGCACTAGAGCTCTAGGAGATATAGTAGGAACAAGCAATGCCACAATATCAAGGTATGAAACCGGCAAACGTGATCCCGATTTAATTGTAGCCCATAAAATAGCAGCATACTTTAATGTAACTATCGAATATTTGTGTGGTGATGATGCTGACACTGGTATAGAAACCCTTGTTGAAATGTATTCAAAATTATCCGAAGAATCAAAAACGGATGCAATAAAATATATTACTTATTTATCCGAGAAAGGAATGTGATGTTATGGCTAGATCTATTACAAAACGCAAAGATGGGAGGTGGTAAAGTAGCTATCAATACATTATTGGTGGAAAGAAATATAGGAAATATTTTTATTCATATACAAAATTGAACTGTGCCAGAAAGTTATATGACTTTATTTCCAAAATCCAACAAACTAAGGAGGTTTGATTTTAATGGAAGGTTCGGTAACCAAACGAAAAGACGGTCGATGGCAAGGTGTTGTTGATATCCCGAACATTACCGGAAAACGGCAACGAAAATATGTATATGCTTCAACTAGGCAAGAGTGTAGAAGGAAAGTAAATGAATTAATTGAACAAATTGAAAATTGTTCTTTATTAAATCCTCAGAAAATAACTTTCCGAGAATATGCTCAAAAATGGCTTGATGTTTATTGCGAAAATTTATCTCCCACAACAAAAGAAGGGTACAGAAAAAGTGTTCTGGTTTATGCCGACACTTATATTGGGGATGCTATTCTATCTAAAATATTGCCTATTCATATTCAAGAAATGGTAAATACTTTTGCAAAAACTCATGCAGTTAAAACCTGTAAAAATTTTATTGGTGATGTGAAAGGAGTTTTTAGATTTGCAATTGACAATAACTTGATAAAAAACAATCCTTGCGAAAAAGTTAAACTACCAGAAAATTATCAAGAATATCAATATTATATTTATACTGAAGAGCAGTTTAACCAATTACTAGATGTCGCAGTTGGAACGGAACATATGATACCTATCTTACTAGCGGGATTATGCGGTATGAGACTTTCGGAGGTTATGGGGTTAACTTGGAATGATATTGACTTTGAGAAGCATGCAATATCTATTCGAAAAGCCAATGTATTTGTTGGTAGTCAGGTGATAGAGAGAAATAAAACCAAAACAAAAAAATCAACAAGGAAAATCGTAATACCAAATTATGTTATCGAAATATTAAAAGATTATAAAAAAGTTGGCTTAGTTTTCCCTAAAAAAGACGGTTCGCCCGAGCATGGGGGAAACTATAGATTGCGATTTGTTGAATTTTTAAAACGTAATGGATTACCGCACACAAGGTTTCACGATTTGAGACACTTTAACGCTACTATGATGCTAAAAAAAGGTATTCCAGACAAAGTTGCAGCTTCGATGCTTGGTCATGCTAATACTAGCATGACTAAAAAATATCAGCATATAATTGATGAAATGGACAATAGACCGGCACAAGTATTAGATTCTATCGTTACAGTAAGAAATAAAAAATCGGATGTCAAATCGGATGTCAAATAA